TGCTGCACCGGGAGATGGAGAGTTGGTTGCCTTCGGAGATTCGGTGGCTTTGAGTTCCTCCTTTTTCGCTTTGGCTTGCGACTTTTTCTTGCCTTGCCGTACAAAGCCCATCTTTTCTAGGCGTTCCTCTTCAGATTTTACGCTATCTGTAGCCCTAGTATGGAAGTAGTTGCCCATGATGTCCATAATGTCGGACGATGTGAAAGTCCAATGTCTGTTGCCATCTACATTTCCGTACTCGGATGGAGGCACAAACTCTTTACTAACGCCATCCTCCCCTGTCCTGATGAGGTGTTCCCCTCCGTGTTTACTGAATGCATCCGACTGTTGCGTAACAAAATCAACGATCCATTTGTGGAGTGAGTTGTTCTCGTTGTAGGTTTTCAGCCCGTAAAAGAGATCCAGATATTCTTCGCCCACCCTTCGGGCATCTGCCATCTCCCTTTGATGGAGCGTTTGAGCCAGCCCATCACCCTCTTCCGGGGATTCTTCATCCAGTAATTGTTCATACCTATTGAACTCTTTCTCTGCCTTGGGCCTGTCAGATACCTGCCTGATCTTTTCCTCAAGCTCCTGGTTCTTGCTATCGAACTCTGACCTAGCCTCGGTAAGTGCTTGATCCTTAATCATTTGCCGCTCTAGCTTGCGCTGATCCACACGGCTAATGCTCGGCTTGTTCTGTTCAACCCATTGCATGAACGCCTCATCGTTCTCATCAAAGGTTCTATCCTCATCCTCTGATTTATCTATGTAGGAATCCAGGTCATTGTAGAATTTAATAAGGCCATCAGACATCCCCTTGTATTTCTTGGGGTCAATAGACTCGGCATACCTAGCCAGTTCAATCTCCTCCTGCTGTTCAGGGATATAACCTTCTAGGTCATCTACCGGCTCCGGCTCTGGCTCTGGTGCGGTGGGAAGCGGCGGCGGCAAATGGTTAATCTCTTCTCGGACAGCCTTCCTGATGTCGGCCTGCGATAAGTCTGGCCCCTTGACATTGAACCGCTTCTTTGGCTTTTCCTCTGCCTTTTCCTCTGCCTTCTCCTCTGCCTTCTCCTCTGCCGGGGGTTCCGGCTCTGGCTCTGCTTCAGCTTCAGGCTTCTCTTCCTCGCCCTCTTCTTCTTCAGCGGGTGGTGGCGCAATGTCTACGCCCAAGTCGGTGTAGAGGACATCCAAGAACTCATCCCTTTTGGGTTCCTGCTGTTCTTCTTCTGCTACTTGGGGTTCTTCTGCTTGTACCTGCTCCTCTTCTGCTACTGCTGTTGTCTCTGGCATAAATTACATTACTGCTGGTTGTTGCTGCTGCATCTCTGCTTGCATAGCCTCTGCTGCTGCCTGTTCTTCGGCGGCTCGGCGTTCCAACATGGTTCCGCTTTCAGGTGTTTGCTGCTGCTGCTCTCCACCTAACGCCTCCTTGATGGCTTGTATTTCCTTTGCATTCTGCTCGATAACATTGGCCATAGATTGTATTACCTGTTCAGTTTCCTGATTAGGCCCAGCCAGTTTGTTGTCGTCTCCCGCAGGAACCTCCAGCTTGATATCAGTCCCAGACTTCCGGGCGATCTCGTTAACTAAATCAAAGTATTTATCCTTGCCTAGTGCCTCTAGGATCAGGGGTGATTGGCTCACGATCTGGAATACCTGGATCAAGGCTTGAGCCTGCTGTAAATTAGATGCCCGCTCCGATCCGTCCCGGCTAGTATAGACATAATCATGCTGCAAGGCTCGCTTGCTACCTATGATGGTGTACCTTTTATGGGTATCCTCGCTCATCATGTCCGAATCTTCCATGTCTATCTCGAACCCTGCCTGCTCGATGACGGCTTGAGTGTACCGTTCCTTGACCGGGAGCTTGATGCTGTTGTTCCCCATGCTGACGATAGATTCATAGATCACCCGCTTCATGGCTGCCCTGCCTTCATCAATAGCCTCGCTGATAAATGTATAAACAGATTCGGTGGTGTTGCTGATGGTCAGAACTTCCGTGGCACTTGTCTCTCTAGGCGATGGCTGGCCCTGTTCCTGTGGACTCAACGCCATCAGCCTCTCGGATATACCTATCAACTCCGCTATTGATCTGAATATGTTTGTGATCTGTGAGTTAGGCTGGCTCCGAATAATTTTGAACACATTGTCCGGGTTGGTGTCTATCCCTAGGTTAGCGAGCTTCTGGAACGACGCTTCTAGGATATGAGTGGTGGCATAGTAATTCTCTCCGCTCATTGTCTTGCGGAACTCCTCCCTTAACTTCAGCCCATCCTCTGTGTCTGGGAATATATCCGTGTTCAGCACACCTACATTGAACAGATCTGCCTTGGTGGTTTCCAATAGCTGCGAGAACAGGTTGGTCAACTGATCTTGGAAACTCATTAGCTCGTGGGCTACGCTGATGTTCCTCAACCTGGTGTCGTTCTCGTTGTAGGCAAAGACAGCAGCGGGTGAGCTAGGTAGAAACTCCGCAAAGATTATGGTGGAATCCCCAGCTATCCTCATATGAACCCAGATGGGGTGAGGGTAGTCCCCTATGCCAAACTGGTTCGGCACTATCTTGCAGAAGTAATCCGTCACGAATACGGAGGTGTCGGCCATCTCCCCGGAATAAACGCCCATGTTATTCTTGCGATCATTCCAGCTAGTTAGGTCGTCCTCTGTCCGAGGCGGAACTATCTGGGTGTAGTAGTTGTTGAAGTAGGTAGCATACTGGGTGAACAGCCCAACCGTAGCGGTGGTAAACCCCACGGCATCACGGTTGAAATACTGTGGGTTGCTCATCACATCCCTGTACCTGACCACATCCCAGAACCCTATGTATTCCGAACCGTTATCAGAATTGAGAGAGGTCAAAGGGTAAGCATTATCCCAAAAGACTCTACTAGGATGGGGATTGATCCAAGATATCCCTTCCTTTGTGACCGTTGTTTTGGCCCTATTGTCATCTATTTCTGGATTTGCTTTTTCCCAATGAACTTCCCTTTCCCAAGCCGCTCGCGGAAATGCTACGCTGTGGCCATACAGGAACATATCCCTGACCACCTGCGTTTGAAAGTGTCTGTAGTCATACTGATCTGCCATGATCTCGACCCGCTGCGATAGGGCATCAGCCCTCAACTTACCTGTCGTGCTTGTGCTTCTAGGGTCATACTTAAAGAATGGATACAGGTTGTTGTACTTGTTTACCTGTGCTGCGAGCCTCCGGGTAATGAAGCTCCTCACTAGATTGATGTTAACCTCGAAGAACTTGGGCAGGTCTATCTCATCAGGCTGTCCGGCTGCCCCTCTCTTCACATACTTGTCGGTGATCTTGAGCTTGTCTAGTTCCTTGATGCAGGAGGACACATTGATCCTCTTCTGTGCATACATAATCAATGGGATGATCCTAGTGTTGAGCGGGCTGCTGTCCCATGCAAGATCGACAGAGCTATAGAGATGATGGTTACGAAGGGAGAATGTAATAGCTTCAGTAATCCTGCTGGCTATCAGCTTCTCGATGTCCTTCCTCTTGGCGATGTCCTTCTCTAGTGCCTTGACATCAGGCTTTGGCATCTTGTCCAGCGCGACCTTACCTGGCAGCTTCGCAGATAGAACTTCCCTCAACCTTTCGTTCGTTGTCCCGTGTTCCTTTAGTATATCAAAATCAATCATATCTAGCCTCTAGTTCTGCCTGTTCCTGTAGATAAAACAACAGCGCAATGTATGGTGGAACTGTGTCTTTTTTTAGCCATCCGTTAAGTCTCCAAAGCGGGATACAACTACGCGCTGCCAGTTCTTCCGTCGTGACATTGAGGAACTTGGCACAGCCCTTGACTCTGCGCCTGCTCCAGCCGTCCTTAATTCCAGCCTTATCATGTAGTTGTTCCAGCAGAAAAACGCTTGGACTACTCAATATCTGTTGGCCTTCGCCTTGTTGGTTTCTCTGTTTTCACCTAGCATCACGGCCAACACCGGCGCGTCCTCTCCCTCTCCGTCTTCCTCTCCTCCATATTTCTGGTGGACGGAAACTTCCTTTACGGAGAACACCGCCTGATCGTCAGTCTGTTCGTCAAGCGTAGCGGTGATAGTCATGGTGCATTCTTCACCGGGATCTTTGCTCGCCACATAGCCAGCCAGTTCGGTGTCGTCAGTCAAATCAAGTACAACCTTATCATTTAGATTCGCCATGTCGGTGGTTAATAACCTTAAATAGTGTTACAATCAAGTAATTCCGCAATGGATTAGATTAGCCCTGATGTCCCTTGCCCTGGGAGCATGAGCCTGACCGTTCAGTTCAAGCTTGAATATGGGGTAGGTCACGCTGTCAAACTTGTGGATGTAACGGCTGCGCTTGGGCTTGGTCGGGTCTTTCTTGTCTGCCTCCAGCTTCATTAGCATATCCATTGTGTTGGGGCATTGTGCGCTCACATAGAACTCATCTTGAAACAGCTTGCCAGACAGCAGCCTGACCCTAGCCTCCACACTACCCTGTCCCTTGGGGCAGCCAACCATCTTGATCCTGCCATTACTAAACCTCTCGAAGTCCCAGCTATCATAGCTTCCCTCGCCACCGGGATGCCATTGGTTGATGGCACTTGAGTCGGTGATGTGTTCATAGCGGAACTTGGTGTCCATCCTCTCGTTCCAGTAATCCATACGCTTGATGATCTGCTGACACAACCTCTTATACAGGTGTCGTTCACCAAGGTAATCCACCTCATCGAAGACAGTCCATAGGTTCCCTCGCTTGGTCGGTATCATCTGGAGAAAGGTCACGGCAGAGTACACCTGCCCCAAGTCGTAGCCCACGATGATTGGATGCCCGGTCTTTGGCATGAGGCCGCTGCCCCTGATCTCATCCCCCTTCTTGTGAAGCTCTGGTGAGTAGTAGTCTCTGAACAGGGCCTCGCCACTTGGACGATCCACCCACTCACCCTCAATGAGCCGACGCCACTCAACAGGGTCAGCCTTTAGGATGGATCGAAGGTTATCAACATACCCCTCCGGCAACCGAACCGTGTTCTCTGTGATGGGGACATGATAGATCTTGAATCGCTTATCCCTCTTCCCCTTGTCATCAAGGATGTCCTCGAAGAACTGCTTGTAAACCCAATGGCTAGGCCCCTCCGGGTTGCAGCTTGCACAGAACTGTTGAGGCCCACGGATGCCGCGCCTTCTCCCTAGCTGGGCCGCTGGGTAACGGAAGTATTCCACCCCATCACATTGGGTAAGCTCATCCACATAGACTTGGCTGGGTGCTGGCCCCTTGATCCTAGTCTCCACCGCAGCAGCGTAAGGGATGGACACAAGCAGCATCTTACTCCACCCGCCAAACCTATTCCTTACCCAGCGATGTCTGTCCTTGGTGTTTGGGTCTAGCTTGGATGCGGTGTATTCAAGGTTGATGCCCTCCTCCCATTGTGGAAGAACCAAGGTGTCAAGATCATGCCAGATACCCTCTGCCCCTGTGCGTATGCTGGGAGCTATGATTAGAACAAGGGCATTCTCCTCCTCATAGAGGTGGCGGGTCAGCTTGTGTGCAAAGCCTATGGTTTTTCCTGATCCCTTCTCGCCATACCCAAGGATAAACCTAGCATTATCGTCAAAGATTTTCTGCTGGGTTGCATTGAGGTCAGGATACCATGCCGTTAACTCCGGCTCTGGCCCAACATAAGAGCCAGCCAAGGCTTCCACTTCCTCTTCAGTTAGCGGTTCCCTTATTGGCATTCTTGACTTCTATTTTCGTGGCATCAGTTTGTACGATGATGTTGTTCATGGGGGAGAATCCCGGCTTGCCTTGTGGCCTGCCCTTTCCATCCTGCTTTGCTTTGATCTGCGCGTCAATGAGTGCGCCCTTGAGGATGTCCCTGTTGATCTCGTTTCTGTACTTAACAGCATTGAACAAGGCATCGTACAGGGTTTTCTCCCGCTCCTCTTCCTGCCCTGCTGTCAGTTCCCCCTTGAGTTCGTCGATGAGAACACCCAGTTGCGTGAAGTCCTTGAGTATTCCTCCCGCTGTCATTTGTCGCATGGCCTGGAGGTGGATACTGCTGAAAGCTGCTGCTGCTATAGCCTCTTCCTTTGCTTTGCCAACAATACCGACTGCCTCCAAACCATGCGTTAACGCCCGTTCCTCTTCCTTCAGTCTGTCTACGAACTGAACGGAGGGGTCAGGTCTGTGAACCACCTCGCTCTTGGTGGGTGGCTCAACAGGGTCTTTGCTCCACCTTGCGTTAAATTCTTTGTCGCCCCTTATTAACCTTTGAATCTTTGCCTTTGGAATGTTGACCAACAGGGCAGCCTCCTCGACATCACCCTTCGCCTCCTCCAACGCCATGTGAATAGCCTTGCGCTCACCCTTGCTGTAGATGCTTTTCCTCAAAGGTAGTGCTTCTTCGTGGTCTTCGAGCTTGAGTGTGCCAAGTCCTCGGCTATCTTCTCGACATCATCACCCTTCTGCTTGCGCCTGCTGGCATGAGTGACCCTTAAAGAGTGGAAGGTCTTACCTTCTATCCCGAACTCAACCATCATCCTCTTGAAGGTAACAGGGAACCAAGTCCTCTTCCCCCTGCCACCCTCCTCTGGCGACAGATAATCCAACCTCTCCTCTGGAAACAAGTAGTCACTCAACGAGTTGGGAAGGAAGGCAATGGCCCTGTGAAGTCTTAAGCTCATCTCCAACTCCACCCGCTTGTCCCTCTTGTCTGTCCATACGGTGATGGTGTCGGGGCCAAAGCAATCCCACTCCAGTTGAACTATATCCCCTATCCGAAGCCCTGTTTCCAACGCTATAACGATGGCTGCCCTCCAGAATCCATCGGTGTTGGCTATGAGATACTTGATCTCGGCAGGTGTGAACGCCTCCTTCTTCTTGGCCTCCCTCTTTCTATGGGGAACCTTCCTTATGTTAACCTTTACCAAGGCTGCCGGGTTGTCAGTCCTCCAGCCTTTAGCCACACAATATGTCAAGAAAGTCCTCAAGGCAGACAGCTTGTACCTTCGGGTTCCAATGGATGTCTCCTTTTCAGGCTCATTGATGTAGCTGTTCAAAAGAAACTCATCTATTTCCTCTACGTCATAAGGCGGATGACGGGGGAGCCTCAAGTGGTGAAGGAACGAGTCCACCTCTCTCCAAGTATTCTCGATTGTCTTCGGGGCCTTACCAACAGCCTCCATCCAACTTAACATTTCATTTAGTGCATCATTTGCTTTCATAGTTAAATAATTCTATATCCTTATCCGATCTTACCTTCTTGATGAATGCTTTCCTCATTTCTAATGTAGCCTCATCAGTCACAGCCCTAACTATCCTCTCACGAGCCATCTCTATCGCCATCTTCTTTTGTATGAGACTAGCCAATAACCGTTCGAGCTTCCTGTTGACTTCAACAAGTGCCTTCTCGTTGATCTGAATGGTCTTGCTGTCCAAACATCTGCGATCAATTTCCTTTTGGCATTCCTCGCTTAACTGCATAACTCTCTCTCCATTTACGAATCAAAGGGATGTAGTAATCCTCCCACTCCGGCGTGGTCTTTAGATACTTGAACCTGATCGGTCGCTTGCGAAGGTAGTCCCTGACATACTTCATACTTGGGGCATCAAGGAAGTCTACCCCGCAAGCCACCGTGAAGCTCTTAAATGTCGTGAGGTACACGCCGTCCCATGTGGTCATCTCCGACAAGGCAAGCACCTCGTACTCCGAGAAGCCTCCCCGCTTGGCGATCTCCTTTGTTGACATGGCTGGGCCGGGGCGATGCTTGGCCATCAACCTACATAAGACAGGCGGGTAATCATCCACCCTCTTCCAGAACTTACTGCCAACTGACCACTTGCTACCCACGGATCTAGTGTTACAGACAGTTTTTCCCCATGTCAAGGGAATGGCGTTGAGGTCAGGGAATTATTTCCAACCCAACTTCTTCTGAAGATGCTTACACTTACGAATGTAGTCCCGAATGCCAGTTATGATACGGAGGGAGTAGTCTTCGCCAACTAATGTCATCGCCACTTCCAACCTGTCCTCAACTCTCTTCAGTATCTCTTTGTCTGTCATAGTAACCCTACCCCGTCATATGTATTCTTCAGTAGCACATAGTCTCCAACATAGGGTGAGCTACCCATGTCGTCGTGTCGTGTTCCCTCCTTGGTGAAGCAGGCCCACATTGTTTCGCCTGACATTTTGCTCTTATACTCATACACCCTCACAATCTCTGGGTCTTTGAGCATCTTATCTGCTGCTGTCCTTGATGTTATTGTCATATTTTATTTAATGTCTCCTCTAGTGAGGCTATTCTTTTCTTTATAACGGCTCGCCTCATGTTTGATATTGCCTCGTCATGTTTATAATGCTCAAGCATTGCGTCGAGGGCTTTTGTTCTGGTTGTTTCCATTTCTTCTGCAACCCTCATGATTGTTTCTAGTCCATCCTTCTTTATCCTAAAGGACACCATGATTTTAGAAACCTCTGGGTCTTCAAGCCTCTTCCGTACCTTTTCTGTTATCGCTTTCATTTTTCTATTTCTTTCTCTCATTTGTTTTCTTTCTCTGTTATAGGCCACTTGCCATCGAAGGCGAATGACCCAAGCTCTTTGTATCTGTTGCCTCGTAACTGCTGTAAGAATGTCAGCTTCCCTGCTGATCCAGCTAGGCAGTCCATGTCTTTCACGGCCAGTAATGCCATGCGTTTTGTTCCGTCTACCCTTGTGTCCAATCGGACATGGGTTGTGCGTCTTGGTGTTTTCATTTCTCGTAAGTGAATCCTTCCTCATATGTGCTGGCGGCAGACAGTTCGGAATAATCGGGGCCATCAGATATTCGCAGCCATATTTCAGCGTGTGATTTCTCTCCGTATTTAGACTCAAATATCTCGCCGGTTTTCTTCAATCTGATTGCTGCTTTTACTTTCTTGTACTTCAAGCCAAGTTGCCGTTTCTTTGAAAGCTGTGAAGCGCAACAAAGCCCTGTCCTCTGTGTCATTAGTGGTCGGCTCAAGTATCTTCGCTTACCCAAGTCCTCTTCATATATGTTCATTTGTTTGCCTCGAAGAATGCACGAGCGAACCCTCTTGGTGTCTGGCTCCGCATCTCCTTTGTCCTTTCTGATTTCCCTCCGTACTTTGACCACATCTTTGAGCCTAACACGGGAGGTAGATCCTTTTTCTCTGGTTCATTGAACTTGCCCCATAGACAGGTGTACTTGGTGTACTGTTCCTCCTCCCGCTCGCCCACCGGCAGCCAGCCAGCGAACTCGTGAGGGTTGAACGCATACACCTTTCTACCTATCCACCTATGTAGCCTGCCTACTGGATTCTCTAACACCCACCACTCTGGTTCATAGATCACCGCTGCCCGAAGACAGGCATCAACCAGAGCCAGGTTGTCCAGTAGTTTTTCAGGTGTGTCCTTTGCCTTGCCCTTCCAATGGCGTGTACCAGACACGGCGAACTCCGTGCAGGGTGGGGCCATCAGTATGCCGTGTACCTTTTCCTTTAGCTTGGGGAACAGGCGCACATCAAACCCCAGCTTAACATCTACCTGCACCACCTCATACCCTGCCTCCCTGTATGGCTCACTCCATCTGCCGCTGTAATCACAAAGGGATAGGATCAACTTACCCATTGGCCCCCCTTATTGTGATGATGCCCTTCGCATACTCAACGGTGTAGTGAGTGTAGCCATCGAAGAACTGCTTGATAGTCCAGCCTGTCAGGTCAATGACTGATGTTCCCTTCTTCTCGCTGACCGAGTGCGTCTCCAATACGATGTCATCCTTCCCCAACAACCAGAGCTTGAGTGTTGGTGAGACACCCTTGCCTGTTAGTATTGTTGGTGTTGGTATCCATTCTCTCGTGAAGTGAGAACCCGGAGTGAAGCCAATCTCTGACAGCTTCTTGTTCTCAAGCCATATACGAGCGTGTTCCTGCCCTGTCTTCTGGCACTTGCCTAGTTTTCTTTTCATTATGGTTGTCGTTTCAGTCTTCTTCTTCATCGTTGTAGTCCCTTCTCTTTTCTCTCTTCTCTGCCTCATCAAACAAGTATAGCTCACATGGTTGGCAGACATGGTTGTGTCCCCAATCTTTCTTGTTCTCAATCGGATGAGTCTTATCACAGTTCCAGCACTTAAACATTTCATCTAATGCTTGGCTCATTTTGAACTTCATTGCACACAGCACATCTAGTTTGCGTGACACCTTCCAGCTTTCAGTAAGCCCGTGCTTGGTGTGTAACTCAACGATCTCCTTGGTCGTCTTTTCGTATTCCTTTTGGAGCTTATCTTTTTCCCAGCCGGAATAGTCCCTGCCTTCTTCGTGGTTAATATCGTTCCAACTCATGCTTTGTATCTATGTTTTATCCAGTATGCGTACTTCTCATCAGGACTGCGTAGCTGCAAGGGGTACTTGCTGTCTGCCTTCTTGGCCACCAACCCCTCGAAGAACTCGCATCCTTCCCTTTCGTTGAACTCCTTCATGTCCTGCCAGTATTCATCTATCTTCTCCTGTGTTATGACAGGGCAGGTATAAGCACCCGGCTCGGACGGAGCCTTGATGTCGCCAACATTAGACAGGCCCGACTGCTCAATCACCAGCTTGCGGAAGAACCATTCGCAGTTTGGTATCATCGGATAGTCGAACACAATCAATGAACCTCTGCCCTTGCTGTGTCTCCTCTCCAATGCCTCGCAGTCTGCCCACTCTAGGTCTGTCTCTTTTAACTGGGCCAGCGCAACCTTGAAGTGTGACTTGATTGTCAGCGGTTTGCCTTGCCTGTTCCACATCCTTTCTGTTGGGACATGAACTAATGCCCGCCAACCATTGTACTTCGGCTCGTAGAACCATTTGCCTTTCTTCGGCACGGTTACCTTATCTATCGGGCCACCGTTGGTAGGTCGGGCTGGGTAGGTTATCATCTTGTCTTGGTTAGGTACTATTCTCTCTTCCATATCTCTATCACTTCCTCCATTGGCATATTGAACTCACGCCTGAACCTTTGCTTGACCTCGGACAGGTCATCCCTATCTATCACCACACCACTCCAGAAATCTGCGGAGGGGCCGGTGTGAAAGAAGGCGACAGGTTTTATCTGCCACTTCCTTATGTGCATTGAAATCCACGACATCGGATCTACCTTGCAGTCGCTTCCATTCAGTACCACCTTGTCGGGGAAGTCATTGAACACTTGGCGTAGTACCAAGTCCCTGTCTCTCCCGATATACACAGTTAGTGTGCCAATTCTAATTCGCTTGGTTGTAATGCCGGACATAATCTTAATAGGTCTTTGAATGCTTCCTCTTCCTTGAAGCCCTTGTACCACTCCACCACCTTGGGTGTCTCCCTGTGCAGGTGAAGTGCGTCGATGTCTGGGTTGTAGGTTAGTATTACCTTACCCCTCATAACAGCAGCCATTAAAGCGTCTTGCTCTTGGCCGTTGTCCGTTGCGTCACATATCGTATCGTTTATGTAGTCTGTCATTTGCATTGCCATTCTTCCTGTAGTTCCTTTGCTGCCTCGTTAGCTTGAGCCGCACTAAAGCAGACAACCTCGCTGTGAACATCGAAGTCACTAACTCCATCACTCGGCGGCCAACTCTGCACAAACGCCTCGAAGTGCAGCCCTTCATTCCCTTCATACCTTGACTCGTCTATCTCCCACATCTCGCAGTTAATAGCCTCATCGTTCTTATCGAATACCGTTATATGTATCTCGCTGTTTGTGTATTTACTCATTGCCAATGTTCTACTCCTGCGTTTGCCACTTCGCTCGCCTCGTTAAGCAGGTCGGTAAGCGTCACCTGTGATGCAAACCCTTGCTTCCGCCACTTGGCCTCTAGTTGTGAGGTTCTGATCTCGTAAACGATTCCGTCGTGCTGTTTTACCGGATGATCGTATGCAAGTTCCTTTTTAACTGTTACTATGAACCTCATACTCTTATTGATACCGTGCATGGCACGAGGTTGTGTATCGCCATGTTCTCTTCGAGGGTGTAGTCAATGTGCCTCTCACTATGGAACCCTTCCTTCGGCTTACACTTCTCCTTCACCGTGATGGCATCAACACACCCTGCCTGATCCAGCACACCTATCAGCTTACTGAACACCTCATCCTGCATACTTGTCGGTATCATCTCGCTCTTGATTGATACCTCGTATGATGTGTCGAACTGGTCGGGCAGGTTGAGGTTGATCTTTGCCAGCGCATCCTTCTCTACCCTTCGGTAGCTGTTGGACATGGTGATCGAGCCGGGGCCAGCCTTCCATGTACCTGTTGCCATCGCCTTCCCGCTGTAGTGTGCGTAGTGTATGTCAACTATCGCCTCCTTAATCAGCTTGCCTGTTGCCTCGTATGCCTTCGCTGCTGGCTTGAGGTTTGCCATCTCCTCCATCTGTTCAACGATCTCTTCATTGTCACAGACAGGGTGCTTGCCGCTTGTGTCCACCTTCTTGGTGGTTGTTGTCTTTAGTTTGTCTAATGCTGCTATACTCATACTATTTATTCCTTTCTTTGTTGTCTGCGTTTCTGTTCCAGTTTGGTAGTTGCTTGTTCACATGATCCAAGAGGTATTGCATCTCGTACCTTGACCTAGACTTGGCTCTGTATATGTCTACTATTTCAGAGTCTTTCTTTGTCCCGTACCTAACCGACCATGTTCCTCCGTCTGTATCTGATAGGAAGTATATCTGTCTCATAGTACCTTTACCTTTCTGTATTTAACCTTGACCACCCCGACATCGAGGTCGCCAACCAGTTTCTTGAAGAGACTCTTGCTTATGTCTAGCTTGCGTCCCTTGTGGTATAGGTCACGCCTCGGCCCCCGATCCATCACGACACCCACCACTCTATTAGTGCCGTACTCTAGCCGGAGCCATGTCCCGAACGGGTAGTCCCAGCTTGCTATGTATGGCTTTGCCGGATCGAACTTGATCGTGCTTGCCATTGGTCTGCCCTTGTACTTGTCTCCGTACCATGAGCATTCAGTTGTCTTGTCCTTCCCCCATATCAGGGGAATCATCGCTATCACTATCGCTGCTATCAGTATTTTCTTCTTCATCTTCTAGGTATGTTGTCATGCATTGTTGCAGGTTGTATTCATTCGTCGCCGCATATAGGGCTTCGCCGTCCTTGTATAATCCAACCCTATTATAGAATGAACCAATCAGCCTCATCATCACAGAGAATAAGGCATAGTCTGATCCCTTCCGTAACAGGTTGTATATGTATGTTCCTATTAGTCTAACCACTATCATTCATTTGTTGTCTCCTTTCTAAAAATGTCAGGCATAATATCAAAGGATATACCCTGCCTAAACTCCTGTCCTTCATGTGACGAACCCTTCGGTGCGGTGTAAACATCCTCTGCTTTGAACGCCACGATCAGGTGTGTGTCGCAATCCTTCAGCATGGCTAGGATCACAAGAGCATCTAACTCTT